CCGTGAATTCCGATGGGTACGCGTCCGCCAGCTCCAGCATATGCACGTCCACGCTCCGGTCGCTCGCCTTGTCCGTGAAGTAGATTCCGCTGCTGAATGCCTTCTTTCGGAAGTCTCCCCAGTCGTCGCCGAAGTCCTCCCGGATTCCCTCCGGCACAAAGATTCTTCTTCCCCTCAGAGCCTCGCGGATCTCTCTGTAGTAGTCGTCCGCCGGTAGCGTTGCCGTGCCGAGGTTCATCAGCGCTTCAAAAAGGTCGTCCTTTTCCGCCTTCAGCAGCTTCACGCCCTGCTGCATTTCCGCCATCGGAGCCTCTAAGAGCTTCCCCAGCGCCTCGTTGTCGTAGCTCTGCACTTCAAACAGCTTCCTCAGCCCGCCGGTCAGCTCCCTTTTGTAGCTCTCCTGCGCGGTCTGCTTCGCTTCTTCGGCCTTGACTGCCGCCGTTTCCGCACGCTCCTGCGCCCGCTGCGCCTTTTCTGTTGGAGTGAGGGAAAATTTTTTGGGTGTGCTGGATGCTGCCTGAGGCAATTCTCTGTTTAACTGATAGCCGCCGCGAAGCGCTTGTTCCAATTGAGCATCGCTCCATCCGTACTTTTTTTTAAAAAGCTCCTTCCCTTTCTGGTATTGCTCCATCCAGTCTTCAATGACACGCACAAACTTAACCGTATGTACGTCCAGAACAGGTTCCCCGTCTGATCCTATGGAAATTGCTTCGCCTGTCACTTCTACAAGATCCCCCGGATATTTTGGGTATTCCCATACCGAGTACCCGTCTTCCTTTTCTCCGGTCGCATGGTTTACAGATCGTCTTATCTTTCCGCCTTTTATATAATCAATTTCCTTTTCCGACTTTATTATTCTGTAAAAATACCCATCCTTCCTTAACCCCACCATTGAATAAATTTCACTCTCAACCGCACCTTTAATTTTCTCACTCGTGTTATTGTTTGCTGATCTTCTGTTTAACGCCATTCTCCCCCCTGAGAGGATATAATTCGGAGTTTCGTCCGACTCGAATTTTGCTCGGTTCGGCAATCCCGTCACGACGAGAGTATTTTCATCACCGTTTTTTGGCACCTCAATTGAGCCGAGGTTATAGTATTTACCCTCCTCCCACGTTCCGTCCGGGTTTCTTTCCCAATATCCCTGTGATATCAGCTCCACCGTGTCCCCTGGCACGGCTTTATATACCTGTCCTTCCCCGCGTCCGTAGACACGGATTCCTTCGTCCGCTTTTTCTTCGTCTGTAAGCAACCGTTTACTTTCCGTCTGCTGTCCTAACGAGAACTTCACTCTCTTGGCATAGTGCCCCTCCGGATTCCTCTCTTCTCCGAGCGCCTTCAGCACATCGTCCGACAAAATGCTCTTGTGCGCGTCCTGCTTCGCTTCTTCGGCCTTGACTGCCGCCGTTTCCGCACGCTCCTGCGCCCGCTGCGCCTTTTCCGTCGGAGAGATGGAAAATTTCTTCTTGACATTTCTGTCATTCTGTGCTATTCTCCGATCCGAGGAAGCATTGTGTGATGTGAGCGAGTCCCTCCCGCTTCGGCGGGCTGAGGACACGACGCCGCCGGCAATGCTTCCTTCGTCTATTCTTCGGACGTTATTGATGTCGTATAGGATGTTTCTGTCATTTCCTCTTGCAATATTCAGCGTTGCAGAGTATATGTTTCCCGCCGTGTCCTGAACATACGTTTTTCTATACTCCCATCCTCTGCTGTCCATCCACTGGTGATTGTGTTCATCGGTGTTTTTTTCATGCTCCGAGGTTGCCAACAGCTCAGAGATATGTACAACTGCAAGCGCCCTTGTATTATCCCCCGTGTACCGTGCCAGCTTGTCAATCACCCTGTGGCTGTTGTTCGCACCGTCTTTTCTTACGCGGTCATTTTCTCTTGCCAGATAAACTGTTTGCTCGTTCCCGTTTTCGTCGAATGTGCGCAGCTCCGTCCCCGCAAGGTTTTCATACACGAATTTTCCCAGCACTTTCCCCCAGTACCGAGGCTTCACGCCATCAAACAGCTTCGTGTCCAGCACCACGCCGAGGCCGTAATCCTGTTTTTCCCCTTTGATCTCCGCAATGGAATAACCGTTCCCTACGTCCTCCGTCAGCAATGCTCGATCCCATCCAAGGTCGGGCATTTTATTTTTCCGTTCCTCTGCGGTCAGCTTCCGGCGGCTGGCCGTCTCTCTGGCCTCGATCTCGCCTGCGGAATTGATGTACTGCCCCAGATAGACCTCGCCGGGGTTTTCCATCTGCCGTTTCAGATCGAGCAGCTTCCCGAACCACTCCTTCGGATAGAGCTTTTCATAGAGCCTGTCGTGCTCCGCGTCCAGTCGGTCGTATTTCTCCGTGTCTCCCGGCTTTTCGGAGTAGAACAGGCGCTCCAGCTCCCCGTCGATCTCCTGATAGCGGATATAGTCGTTCTGTTCTTCCTTTGTCAGGCTGTTCAGAATGTCGTCATACTCCTGCTGCAAGCGCTCCTGTAACCGGTCGCCGCTTTCATAGTCGCGCCGCGCCCAGTATTCCGGGCTTGTCCCGCCCTGGAATCCCTCGTATTTCTGGATGATGTGCTGAATCTCGTGCAGCAGCGTCTCCGGCCCCTTGCCGAACAGGCTGTCGGAGAGAATAATCGCGCCGTTTCTTTTGTCAAATTTTCCCTTCACGCCGGGATCCAGCTTTTCAAAGCGCAGCGTCGTGTGCCGCAGCATAGGGTATGCCTCATAGAGTTCGTCGTGCTTCAGGAAGTCCTGAAGTTCGTATTTTTTCTCCCATACCCTGTCGCTGTATTCCTCCTGAAGCGCTTCCATTTCCGCTTCCTCCGCCTCTGTCAGCGGTTCTCCGCCCTTTTCAAAGCTGTCGCCCCATTTGTCTGTCAGTTCTTCCAGTCTGCGGTATCTCGGCTCGCCCAGCAGCCTTGCGTCCCCGTTCGGTCGGAATTCCGCCTTGCTGTCGTCCACCTCAAACCGCCACTGGCCGTCCGCACCGCGAATCCATCCGGTTTTCCGCCAGATTTCCTCCCGGCTTGCGCCGTCCTCCTCCATGGCCTCCGCAAGTGCAAGGCTCTTGGAGCTTGCCGTCCTTGCCTTCGGGCCTGCCATACTCGCCCTCGTGCCGCCCCTCCGGGCGGCTTTTTCGTTCCCGTCGCTGTCCTGCGTCCGTCGCACAGCGGAAGAAACCTCCGCCGCCGGTTCCCGGCTCTCCGTCTCCGACAGGAATTTCCTTGTTGCCTCTCGGATTCTCCGGAAGCTCTTTTCTCCGAAGCGGTTCATGCCCGCCGCCGCGTCCGCCAGGATTTCCTCATAGATCGCCTCCAGATCGTCCCCATATACTCCGCGGTACGCCTGTAGATACTTGTCGACGATCTTCTCCGCTTCCTCGTTCGTCACGTCCTGCATCGCCGCCTCCACCGCGTCGATCAGATTAACGTTCCCGTTCCTCACGCTGTCGTGGAACATCTCGTGCTCCACCAGAACCTCCGGCTCGTATTCCGCGCTGCTCACGCTCACGATGATTCGCCCGTCGTCCGGGTTGTACACCGCGTCCACGTTCCGGTATTCTCCGCCCCTGTCCTTCACGGACATTGTGCCCACGACAAAGGTCGTTTTCAGGCCTCTTTCCTTTGCCCTTCGCTGCGCCTGCTGCATTTCTCCGGTGTACCTCCGCACCGGTACCACGCCGACCAGCACATCCGGGTCGCCGTCTGCGGTCAGCTTGTCCATTGCCGTGTCCTGCGCAATGCCCTTGAAGCGCTCTACTCTTTCGTCGAGCCTCGTCTTGCGAGATACTCCTCCTTCCACGCCTTCAGCTTCGCCCGCTCTTCCTCCGTCACCGGTGCTTCGTGATCCGCCTTCTGCCACGCCTCCAGTCTGTCCTTCGGAATCCACACGCTCATTCCGCCCTTTGTTTTCACCAGCACTCTCTGGTTGCTCATTACTCATTCCTCCTTCGGTTTGTGTCCTGTTGATTTCCTCGGCCTGCACCGGCTCTGTCGGTTTGTTTTCTTCCGCTATATCGTTTCTGGCTTCCTCCTGCGCCGTCTGCGGCGCTTCCTGCGCTGATTGTTCCGCTGCCTGTGTGTTTTCCTGTCCGGCGCGTTCCGCCGCTCTCTGCGCCCGTTCTTCCGCTCTGGCGGCCTTTTCCTGTTCCAGAATGTCAAGCCGCTGCTGTGCATCTCGCGCCGCATAGATGTCCTGCGCCGCCTCGCTACCTCTCAGGCTGTCGATCATTTCCCGCTCCGAAAGAATCCGGATGTCCAGCGCCCGGTCCGTCAGCAGCGCCGCCTCGCTCGTCTGGTTCGCAAGGATGGCGTTCTGGAAATCCGCGTCCACAAAGTCGTTGTCAAAGAAGCCCTCCGGCGCTTCGTATCGCCGGAAGCTGTCCGACAGGCTCTGCGTACCCTCCAGCCGGTCTGCAAGCGTGTTGAATTCCCTTACGACCGTTTCCCAGTCGCTCCTTGCGCGCTTGATCTCCTTCTCGCTCCACCCGTTCATGCGCATCAGGTTCTCGTCGCCCGCGAGGTATTCCAGCTCGTATCTCGTCATTGCGCGGTAGAGGCTTTCAAGGCTCGTCTGTGCGTTCGCATCAAACCTCGTAATCACGTTGGATTTTACATAGTTCTTCGCCCGCGCCGTCAGGTCGATAATGTCCTCCGGCGCGCTCATCACCATGGAAAGCAGCACGCCCACGGTAAACTCGTCCACCAGCTCCTTTGCCGTCAGGTCGGTTTCGCCCGTCAGCGCGTAGTCCAGCGCCGCGCCCGCAACGGCCGAGGCCACTTCCTCCAGACCCTCGCCGATGCGGTCGAACACCTTGCTCGATACGATCTTCCGGATGGTCTCATTGTCTGTCAGGTCGGTGATATATTTGGAGATCAGCCCCGCATTCTCCGGGTCAACAATCGGGTTGCCCCCGAACAGGCCGTTCGTCCCGTATTCGATCAGGCCGCCCGCAAGCAGCTTCACCGCCCGCCCGGCGGCGCTCATTCCGCTGTCCTCCGCCTCGCCGTAGCTGTTCAGCGCCGCGTTTGCGGAAATGATCAGGTTGGAGCTGTTTTTCATCAGGCCTGCCATCTGTGAGGCGAACTTCATGTAGCCCGTCGCGCCCTTCTGCGCGTTTGCAAGGCTCGACGCATACTTTCCGCCCTGCGAGAGCTGCGCAAGCGCCGTGTTCCCCGCGCTGATCTGCCCGGCAATCGCGCCCGCTGCGGCCATTTCCAGCGCGGCCTGCGTCAGGTCCTTCGTCATGCCGGCTGTAAATTTCTCAAACTTGCTTCCGTTTTGCATCAAGTCGGAGGCATACCGCCCCTGCTCGTATTCTCTCTGCTTTCCTTCCTGCCAGTCCCTGTTTTCGTAGTCGATTCCCTGCTGGCCGCCCTCAACGAAGTAGTTTCCCACCGGGTTCTCGCCGAACATATTCAGCACCTTGCCGGTCGCCTTTGTGATATAGCCCAGCCCGCGTGTGAGCACCTGCTCCATGCCGCCGGGATATTTCAGCATGATGTTGTCCGCTGCGTTCTGGCTGCCGGTTTCAAACATATCAAGGTATGTCTGCCCGTCGATCTCCTTGTATCTGTCCAGCGCGGCCTGCTGGCCGTCCGGGTTGGCCTTCAGGCCGTTTGCCTCTCGTTCCTTCCGGAGCTGCGTCTCGTTCGGTGTCCCCTTGATCTGCTGCATAAACCGGTCGTACTGCTCCTGCGTCATTTCCGTGTTTGCCAGGTATTCCGGCAGCACCTCCTGCCCCATAAAGGTGATTGCGGCTCTCTCCGCTGCGGAGTTGCCCCAGTCCCCCTCTCCGTAGGTAAAGTGCATCCGGTCAAGCAGCTCGTCCACCGGTTTATATCGGATGTTCTCTCGCGTCAGGTTGGACCTCTGGTAGCGGAATTCCTTCATCGCGTCTCCCTTGTCCGGGAGCGCTTCCGCCGCCCTCCGGATCGCGCCCTGTGCGTCCCCCGTCCATTTGTTCGGGTAGTTTTTATAGGCGTGGTTTGCTTCCTCCAGATATTCCCTTTTCCAGCCGTCAACCTTTTCCAGCAGCTGTGCATACTCCTCTTCCGTGCATTTTCCGCTTGCGAGAAGGTAGTTCAGCCGCGCCGCGATCTCCTGGAAGATTCCCGCATGAATATTCTCCGCAGCGCCCTGAGAGCTTCCGTTCTGTGTGAACTTTTTCAGTGCATCGAAATCCTTGCGGATATATTCCTCGTGCTGCTGCACGGTCTGGTTCTGCCAGTCGGCCTTTTCCGCTTTCTTTGCCATCAGGCCGGAAAGCTCCGCGTTCTGCGCCGCCTCCTGTGCCTGTCCCAGCCGGTAGGGGCTTCCCGCGGTGATCTTTTCTCCCGTGCTGTCTGCAAAGCGCGGCAGGCTCGGATTGATCGCAGCGCCCATTGGCTTTCCCGTCAGGGGGTTCATTGTCTGTGCTCCCGTTCCGGTTTCCTGCATCTGTGCAAGCTGCGTCTTGTACCGCTGCACCTGCTGCAAGAGGCCCTGCGCCTCCGCCGTGTTCTTCTTTTTCAGGTAGCTTTCCACCTCGTCGGCATCTTTCAGCAGCTTTTTTGCGCCGCTTGCCCACTGCATCGCCTTGTTGGCTACTGCCGTTCCCGCCTCCGTTTCGGATGCCTTGGTGAAGTAGTCGTTCGCCTCCGTCCGGAACCGCGCAAGGCCGCTGCCGAGTGCAAGGCTGTCCTCGTCGTCCTCTTGGCCGTTCATTGCCTTCTGGTAACGCTTTAGCTGCGCCTCCCACGCATTGAGCTGCTTCTGATAGCTCTGCGCGTCCTCGCCCATCACGTCCGCATAGCGGTTGAAGTAGTCGCGTTCCTTCTCCACGCTTTGCAGCATCGCGCCCACGCGCTCTTTCCACCCGCTGCCGCTTGCGCCGATGCGGTGCTTGCTCTGGAAATATCCGTCCATGCCGCCGAACAGCGTCCCGATGTCCGTCTGCATCCGGTCAAAGCCTGAAGCGCTCAGGCACTTTTCACGTTCCGCTGTCTGTACCGTATTCAGCTGATTCTGCCCTTTCTGCTGCATATATTCGTCAAAGGTTGCCGGATAGGAAAAACCACCGGAGGCCGCAGGAGTATTCCCCGCGGCCTGCCGGTTTTTTTGTGCAATGTATTCGTCAAAGGTCTTCGGATAATTCATCTTTCTGCCTCCTCAGTTCAGTTTTACGGTCGGCCGCTTGTTCGGGCCTCCATTTCTTCTCCCGGAGTACCCTCCGTCATAGCTGCTTCCGCTCTTTCCTCCCGACAGGTTCGCATAGCTCAGCAGCCAGTTGTAAAGCTCGTTGTAGTCATAGCCCGCTGCGGCGTAGTACGCAATGTCGCTCTCTATCGCGTCAATCGTCCCCGCCTTGTTCAGCTTTGCCAGCAGCTCCTGCCGCTCCTTGTAGCCTACCGTCTTTGTTTTCGCGCTTCTGCCGCCTCCTCCGCCGCCGGAGCTTCTTGTGTAGGCTGCGCTCTGCGCTGCCGACAGGATCTTCTGCGCGTCTGCCGCCGAGATTCCCGCCGCCGTCAGCAGTTCGCCCGAGGGCATCTGCCCGTTTTGCAGCAGTGTCAGCGCGAGGGAATAGGAGTCGCTCTTTGCCTGCTGCTGCTTCTGCCATTCAAACTGCTCCTTCTGCCATGCAAGCTGGTCCTCCTGCATCTTCCGGTTCCAGTTCTGGTAGGTCTGGTCTGCCGTCGGTGCGCCCACCTGCACGCCGAGAATCGCCGCCACCTTGTCGTCTGCCGTCCCCAGCTCCTTCCAGCGGTTCATGGCCGCTTCGATCTGCTGCTGGTACAGGTTCGGCATCAGCTCGGCCAGCTTGCTCTTCTGGTAGTCCGCCGCCTGCGAGGCAGCCGCCACCGCCTGCGTCGAGGGGATTCCTCCCGTCATGGTCGCGTACTGTCCCAGCGTGTCGCGTCCGGTTCTGTCTGCCTCTCTCAGGTAGGCTTTTTTATATGCCGAGATCACGTCGTCTCCCAGCAGGTAGTCCACGGTCGATTTCTGCGTCCCCGTCACCCTGTCCAGTTCCGCCGCGTAGGGGCTTACCCCCTGCGCCGCAGGCTGCGCGCCCGTCACACTGTTCAGCTCTGCCACATACGGATTGACCGGCATGATCTGCGCCGCAGGCGGTCCCTGCCATTGCCGCACCCTTTCCAGTTCTGCCGCGTCCTGCAACTGCTTTTCGTAGTCATTCTTGCTTGCCATGGCTTAACCTCCTATCTGCTGCGGCATCGCCGCCTGCATCTGCATCATCATCTGCTGCTGCATCATCTGTTCCTGTTTTCGCTGTTCCAGCATTCCCTTGATTTTTCCCGCGCCCGGATAGTGCAGCTCTTCCATTTGCGCCCAGTACAGGATCAGCGTGTCAATATTGCCGGGATCGCCGAATGCGCCGGATTGCAGGTGCCCCGTCGTCTCCTGCCACATTGCCTCTCGGTTTGCCGCAAGGCCGGACGCATTGTCGCAGGAAAACAGGAATTGGTCGTTCCAGTAAAGCTCTCCCGCATCGTCCATTTTCAAAAATGCGTAGGAGTTCCATTCCTCGTATTCCTGGTTCCCCTGATCGTCCCGGTATCTGAGCGGCCGCTTCTCGTCGCAGTAGGCAAGCTGATTTTTGAACATCCGCTCGAATATCCTCGCAAACGCCGCCTTTTTCAGCACGCGCTTGCTCTCCAGCCGTCCCGCCGACTGCGCCGCGGCGAATTCCTTTGCCTTGCCGGACTGCGCCGTGCTGTCCCGCCTTCCTTGGTAGCTGTCCGTAATGCCCAGCACCCGGCGGCTCTCCTCGTACACCTGCGTCATGTAGGTCAGCTCGTACTCTAGGCTCCCGGAAAAGTCCCGCACTCCGATCAGGCTTGCGTCCGCCGCATTGCCCACATACCACACGTCGTTGTCCTCCGGGTCGATGCGCAGGTGCGTCGTGTCCGGCAGCGTGATCTTTGAGCCTGCCTTCAGGAGCCGGTCGAGCAGCTTCTGCTCCATGCGGTTCAGGGTGTTCTGCTGGTCTGCGATCTTGTCGCAGTCCGACTCTCCCAAAAACGTCCCGTGCGCCGTCACGTTCCTGCGCAGCACCGCCGGGAAAATGTCCGGCTTGTAGTACGGGATTTCAATTTCTTCTTCGTAGCTTTCCGCCTCCGGCATAGCTTCCGGCGCTTCCTCCGCCGGCGCGATCTCCTGCATGGGAACCTCCTGCGCGCCGAGGCTCCCCATCGGTGCCTGCATCGCGTCCATAGCAGCCGGTTCCGTTATCTGCTCTTCCGGCCGGTAGAAGATTTTCCCGAAGCCCCGCTCTGCTCTCAGCCGCTGCGTGATCGCCGGGTTTACGCCAAGCTCATCCAGCTCGTCCAGCCTCACCTTGCGTGATGTCTCCACCACGTCCTCCCAGCTGTTTGCCCCGCAGAAGGAGCACACGCCCTTTCTCGGCTTCCGCTTTTCCGCGTCCTCCGGGTAGCTCCCGTCCTGCGTCGGCTCGCTCAGGTCGATGTATGCGCTGTCCGCCTCCGTCTGCCCGCACTTTTTGCAGCGCCGCAGGATGCGCGCCTGGCAGTCTGGCAGGTTCTCCACTTCCAGATTCCCTACCCACGCAAAGCGGCCCACACCTCCGTCCTCGTTCCGGTACTCCGCGATCTTCAGCGTTACCACATCCTCTGCGGTGCTCTCCTCCTCGCTTCTGACCTCCGGCATCTCCTCCTGCATATCGCCCACGTCCACGCCGTAGCGCCTGCGCACATAGCCCTTCGTCACCGGAATCAGCCAGAAGTAATATTCCATCTCGTCAATTTCCTGCACGCCGTTCTGCGGCACAAACTGCATGGGGTGTACGCACTTCAGGGTGTTCTCGCCCACGGTCGTGTGCGTCCGCTTGCTCGTGTCCCATTCCGGCAGATACAGGCAGCCGCCCTGCTTGTAGGTGATGCGCTCGGATTCGTCGTTCAGCTCCTCCGTCGGGATTCTGTCCAACTCGTTGCGCAGCATGTTTTCTATCATCCGCGCCAGCTCCTCGTCCTCCCTGCGCATCGGCGTGACCTTCGGCATCGGGATGGAGCTGTCGATTTCCGATTCGATGTTTTCCGACGTGATGTTCCACACGTGGCTGGTTTCCTTCGTCCGGCTGCTCTGCCGGTCCTTCTCCGTCAGCGGCGTCAGCTTTCGCTCCCCTCTGTACTGTGCCTCTCTTCGCTGCATCTTTTCCTGCTCTGCGGCGTAGGCGGAAAGATTCTTTTCCAGCCGCTCCTGCCACAGGCTCACAGTTTCCTTCTTCTGTTTCATGCTGCCCTCCTCAAATTCAGAACGGATTGCCCCAGAGCTTCAGCAGCTCTGCCTTCTCCGCCTCGCTTGCGTTGTCGTAGTCCTCCCACTGGTCTGCGTGCCATTTCACGCGCTCGCCCCGCGGCTTTTCTATTCTTGTCTCCTGCTGGTCGCGGATGTAGTAGGTGATTGCCAGCGCCATCACGCAGTCGTCGTGCGCGCCCTCTATCGCCTCCGGCCGCCCCTTGCTGTTTCTCGCAAAGGTCAGCATCTCCTGTATCGTGTCCTCGTCGTCCACCAGCTCCGGGTGCTCTCTCATGATTCCCACCAGCCCCGCAATGATCGTCGGCCTTGTCAGCCGGTCGGTCCTGAAGCCGTAGGACATCCGCACCTTCTTCGTTGCGCTGTCCTCTACCTCTCGCAGGTATAGCTTCGGGTATCTCAGCCTTTGCAGCTCCTTCACCGGGTGCGTCGAGAAGTTCACCTCCACGCCGATAAGCGCCGTGTTGTAGTACATCCCCAGGCAGTAGAGCTGTCTTGCAAACAGATCCTCGTCCGTCCTTGTCCGGTACTTTGCCACAAGCCGCCCCGTCGCGTTGTCTATCACGTCCGCCACAAACCAGTCGGACCCCTCTCCCGCCGTGTCCGCGCCAATCACATAAGGGTGTCCCTGTTCCGGCTGCCTGTATATCACCGTTTCGCCCGCTGCGCCCTCTCGGAATTCCCATCCCGTTACGGTAATCTCGTTGTACGTGTAGTCAAACTCTCCGCGCGCCTCCTGCTTTTTGAGGTGCTGGAGCTTCTCCATCAGCGTCTCCCGGTCAAATATCGTCTGCGACAGCACGCCCCACTGCCCCAGGCAGTACACCTGATAGTAGTACGGGTCTGTCTCCTTCATCGCCTCCAGCGTCAGCCGGTCCTCCTCCGGCAGAAACCGGTTGTCCCAGTAGACGCTCCTGTGCGTCCTCACTCTCTCGTCCTGCCGGTCGAAGAAGCGCTTTTTCAGCCAGTGTGTGATGCTGATGGGGTTAAAGGTCAGGATGATCTGCTTGTAGTATCTCGTATTGCCGCGCAGGCGGATGTCAAGCTGGTCAAAGTCCCGCTCCTCGATCTCCGATGCCTCCTCTATCCAGATCCCCGTGATATCGTGGATGGATTTCAGTTTTTCCACGTCGTCCAGCCCCGCAAAGATGATCTCCGAGCCATTTTTGAATTGCAGGTACATGTCCGACCCTTTGCCTTTCGGGATTCTTGCAATCTCCTCCGGGCAGAGCGCCTGCGCCTGTGTCTTTAGTTGGTCAAAGCAGCTCTCCCGCAAGGTTCTGGCTACCTTTCGCACCACCAAAAACCTGTGTTTTTTCTCCGAGATGCAGCGGTCTATGATCTTCTGTCCCGCGAAGATGCTCTTTCCCGAGCCGCCGCCGCCCATCAGCACCAGATGCCGGTGCTGGTCGAAAAACAGCGGCAAAAACTTTTCGTTGCTGATCTCCTTGAGCCTCTTAAACCACAGCGCCGCCTGCACCGCCTCGTCCAATCCGCGCTCCATCGTTGCCTCCTAGTGGATCTCGCTTCCCTCGTACTGCTCCCGCGCCATCGCGTAGAGCCGCCACATCCCGGTCCCCTCTATGCGGATTCGGTAGTAGTCGCACCGCCTCGGCAGGATCGGGATCTGCACGCTGCGCTTGATCCCCTGCGTCAGCGTCCACAGTGTTTCCCACTCCCCGCCGTCGTATTTGATCTTGATCGTCACGGTCGCGCCCGTCTCCAGCCCCATGCGCAGCTGCAGCTTGCTCATTGCCTTGCGGTTCAGGCTCCCTGCGGTGAAATCGCCGAATTCCGCGAAGCTCTCCACGCTTCCCGCTTCCTCCGTCGGTTCTATTCCTTCTATTTTTCCGTTTCCGATCAGGTCGATGATCGCCCGGTTTTCGTACTGCTCCGGCACGATGCTGTGCTCCAGCAGCGCGTAGATCGTCCCCTGGTCGTAGGTCATTCCGATCACGCCCGGATCGTCCTCTTTCATCCATAGGCCGTGCTTGCTGTCGTAGCGGTAGATTGCCTTCTCCCCGTCCACCGTCAGCCGCGCATAGTATCGCACGCCGTCCGAGCAGGCCAGAGCGTCCTTGATCTCCCCGTTCCCAAATACGCTGTCCTGTGCCCGCGGGTACTCGTCCGCGTAGATCATCATCCCGTCGCGGGATAGATACAGCAGCATTCCGCCCGCTGCGGCAATGCTGTTCTGCTCGCCTTTTTTTACGCCCGGCATCGCAATCTCCGAGGTCTGAAACGCATTTGCCGTCGCGCCGTAGATGCGGATCATCGAGTCCTCGCGGAAGAAGGTCGGATATCCGCCGAAGCTCACGCCTCCCGTGATTTCTCCCTTCCTCTGCGTCTCCAGCGCCCATGCGTCCGTGCTCAGCCCCTCAAACACATTCCAGTTTTTCGGGTCTCCCAGCTTGCTTGCGTAGATCGTTTTGCCCTTCCATCCCCAGAGCCTGTTGTCGTGCTCAAAGATGCCGTCCAGATCCGGCATCGTGCGCTTGAGCGTCACCGTTCCGGAGATCGTCACCGAGGTCACGGGGTTTCCGTCCGTCCCCAGCGGCATCTTGAAGCAGTTGTCCGAGAATACCAGTTTCCCGTTTCCGCTTGTTGAAATCCGCAATTCCCGTATGATTGCAATTTTGTCATTCCCCGGCGCGTCCGTGCTCAGCCCGGTGATCTCCACGCCGTCCCCCACCGCCGGGTACCCGTCCATGGAGGAGATCCCCGTGAAGGTCAGCGTGTTTGCCGTTGCCTTTTCTCCGTAGATCGTCCCGTCCGTCAGCTTTACGCCCGTCACCCTGATTTTGTATTCCAGCGGCTCTATCAGCTCCTCCTGGTACTGCCACTTTGTGCCCGTCCATCGGTACACCGGGTAGATGCTTGGTGCCGTCCCGGACGTCAGATACAGTTTCCCCGCATCCGCCTCCGTCAGTGTCGGAAGCTCAGTGTTTGTCGGCGCATATCCGTCTATCTCCAGTGCCGTCTTAATCAGCCACTTTTCCGGCAGAAGCAGCACCCGGTCGCCAAATCTTATGAATTTCCAGTCTTTCTTTTCTCGCCCCAGATTTACTGATATTTTCCATTTTCTCGACCGCAGCTCGTACCCCCCGCGCCAATCAGTCCACAGTACCACGTCCCACATGTTCCCATTGTCCGCATAGATTACCTGCTTTGTCTGCTCGTACCTTCCGTCCTTCACGCCTGCATCCGCAATCCACCGCTTTTCCCTCGGCTGCAGGATCGGGTACTCCTTGCAGGTCAGGTTTTTCATATCGTAAAGCTCGCCGTCCGAGCAGGAAAGGCTGTGACGCAGACCGCCAAAGGCCACCTGCGCCGTTTTTTTGATCCTGTCCTCGTATCTCATGCTCGGCAGCTTGCTCATTTCTTTCCCTCCAAATTTTGCAGGCGCGTCTCTGCCTGCTCGTCGATCCTGTCCAGCTCTCCCAGCAGATAGTCCAGCGCCCGTAAAAGCTGCCGGTTAAAGCTCTGCTGCGCTTCCAGATCTCTTCTTGTGTTTCCGGTCAACTCCGGCGCCTTGACCAAAGCATTGATGTTTTGCAGCATTTTCTGCCTCCTATGCCGTTTCCGGCGGGACGTGTTGCGCGCCCCGCCGGAGGAT